TTCAAAAGTGCTGAACTAGATGCTGAGGGTGAGAAAGTAGAGATTGAGCAGCTGGTGTTTTACGATGCAACAACTGAAAGACTCTACACTCGCGCTGATACTGATTCACCTTTTGTTTTGAAAGATGAACGGAAGCACTTATTTGACTATTGCCCTTTATTCGGTGTTTCAAATAACGAGGAGCTGCAGGGTGATGCAGACAAGGTGTATAACCTCATTGATGCTTATGATCGAACTTTATCTGATGCTTCAAACGAAATCGAACAGTTCAGATTAGCTTACCTTGTTCTAAAAGGGATGGGCATGGATGACGAAGATGCAAAGAAGGTTGCTCGAACAGGTATCTTTGAATTGATGGGTGAAAATGACGACATTAAATATCTAACCAAAGATGTTAATGATCAAATGATTGAGAACCATTTAAATCGCTTAGAAGAGAACATCATGATTAGCTAAGAGTGTGAACTTCAGCGATGAATCGTTTGCAGGTAATGCAAGTGGAGTGGCTATGAAGTATAAACTTATGGCACTTGAGAATAAATGCAAAACGATGGAGCGAAAGTTTACGACAGCTTTACGTTACCAATTCAAAGTCTTATGTAGTGCATGGGCCAAAAAAGGTATTTGCTCAAAAGACGATTACTTGAAAGTTTGGTATGAATATAAACGCAACATTCCTATTGATTTGCTGTCCGAGGCTCAGGCATCACAAGCGTTAAAAGGATTAGTGTCAGAGCGTACTCGCCTTTCTAAGTTGTCTGTTGTTGATGATGTGGAGTATGAACTTGAAGAAATGCAGAAGGATGAACAACTGTTTGGTAATGGGCTTGAACCTTTGAATGAGGATGACGAAGATTCGAAAGAAGTTGATGAGTCATGAATCAACAGAAAATCAATCGTATCTTAGATGATTTAGAAGCTAAAGCTGAGAGGGATATTGAGATTGTTTTTGGACGACGATTAAAGACGATACTATTTCAAATGCTTGAGATGCATAAGAAGTTCGGTAAGAACGGTCAAGCTACTTGGACAGACGTTAACAAATACAATCGCTTTAATCAAGAGATGAAGTTGATTGCACAACAGTTGAATGCTGATTACAAAGAGATTATTAAACTCATACAAGCTTCAGAGGAACGACTTTATATTGAGAGATACTTACCTAATGGCTTATCTCTTACAACAGTCTACAGGCGAAGAAATGGGCTTTAAAATACCATCTGTTGAGGTGATTCAAGCAGCGTTAACAAATCCTGTTGAATTTTTAACACTTCCGAAGATATTTGAAGCTCATAGGAACGAAATTATTAGGCGTTTGAACATCGAGATAGCTCAAAGCCTACAGGCTGGTGAAAGCTACACAGACATGGCAATTCGAATCGAGAACGCAATGGGATGGACAAGGAAAAAGACTATTCTTGTTGCCAGAACAGAAGGTGGTCGAGTAAGGTCGCAAGTTGACCTAGCTATTGAGGAACAGGCGAGCAAAACAGCAAAATTAACAAAGGTATGGATGTCATCACTTGATATGAGAGTTCGTAAGTCTCATAGAAAGCTAGATGGTCAGAAAGCTGATAAAGATGGCTACTTTCACTATGGCAAGTGGAAATCAAAAGCACCGAGGTTATGGGGCATTGCTTCAATGGATATCCAGTGTCGTTGTCATACGATATACATGATTAATGGCAAGCTTCCTGAATATCTAAGAGGTAGAGATTATATGGATGATACTTACCAAAAGCAATTGGCTGCACGTATTGATGCTTATATGTCTGATCAAGGGCTAACTTATAGACAAGCTTTTAACAAAGCGTATAAACAGGTTAAACCGCCGAGTGTAACGGTGCCATTTATGAGTTATGAAGAGTGGAAGAAAAAATTTAGCGCAAATTGAAGTTTGAAAGTTTCTCAAGGGTAATCAAAATTATTTTGTAATTAAGTAAGGAAAGTTATATAAGAATTTTAATCGTGTGGTAAAATAAACCATAATAACGTATGGAAATAACAAAAAACATTTAATTAGGAGGTGGATTTTATGAATGATAAGAAGAATAATAAATTACAAATTTTAGCGATATTGCTGATGATATCATTATTGGTTGGGGCATTTGTTATTTTTTACTTAGGTCATTACATGGTGGGTTCAGCTTTATTTGTAATTTTTATGCTTATTTTGAACGGTATTAGTAGTTGGAAGAAAATGAAAAATGATGAGTACATTCATTTGAAAAATTATAAAAATAATGAGAAATGGTAATTAAACTACTTATTCTGCTTTTTCAAAACTTGGTTTTTTCTCATGATATTAATCAAAATTGTTATAAACCTACACAAGTCATTCACTTAGAATGGCTTTTTATTTTTGTCTTTCCTCTCGAAGACGTTATAAAGAACGAGAACAAATACACTATTGAACAGTTTAGGGATTCATTCGAGTAACTAAATTGGGCAAGGAGGAAATTATGAATCAAAATCCATTCAATCTTAAAACGTTAATACCTTTAGATATTCAAATGCTTGCGGGAGAAGGAGATCCTAATCCAGAGCCAACGCCTGAACCTACACCGGAGCCAGCATCAGGAGGAAACGGTCAAGGGGCTACATTGACACTTGAATCGGTTCAATCATTTCTAAACGACGATGATGAGGGTAAGAAATGGCTTCAATCATTTGCTGATACTCGAGTAACTGATGCGATTAAAACGTACGAAACTAAAACTCTTCCAAAGAAATTAGAAGATGAGATTTCCAAGCGTTATCCACCAGAATCAGAGGAAGCGAAACAGTTACGTGAGTTAAAGGCACAATTTGAGCAATCTCAAAAAGAAGCTGCGCGTGAAAAGTTGTTTAATCAAGCTTTATCTACTGCTACTGAAAAGAGCTTACCAGCAAAATTAGTTGGGTTCTTTGTAGGCGATGATGCAGAAAAAACAACTGCCAATTTAGGCATCTTAGAAAATATTAACTTTAAAGGAATTTATATCGTTCTTTCCTTATAA